ATGGGTTCATGGAAAACGCTGGCAATCGCCCTTCTGGCATCGATCGGCACTCAAGTCGGGGCAGGTGAAATCAAAAACCCATGGGACAGAGCAGGTGTGATGACGACAGTGCTTCCGACGTTTATCACCGGTGGGACCACAATGCTCACTTCGGACGGCCCCTCAGCGTTCAAATCAGCCAAGAGTGATGCACTCGCCTTCATTGGCTCAAATGGCGAGATCCGCGGCGCGCAATTTGAGCAGGCGTCTCGCTATTACCGCGCCAGCCATCGCTCGCCGCTGATGACTGACGCGCAACTGGCCCGAGCGATCGCGGCGGCGTACTGAACTGGCCGAGTTTTTCCAGGCAATAAAAAACCCCGTAGATCATTGATCTACGGGGTTTTTAAGAGTGGAGGCCGAGGTCGGAATCGAACCGGCGTAGGCGGATTTGCAATCCACGAATATCTTTATATTTATCATATGGTTAAAACCGCATCAATTCCGCATCGCCAATATTTATGCTGCACTGGAACCCTCTGAAATCGGGAGGCACTGTAGAGGTTGCGGAATGGATTTCCTACACTTCGTCCCCCTAGACGCTCCGGCTCGTCGTCATACCTCCGTGCATAGGTCGTGGATAGGGATTCGAACCTCTTCCGATCTCTGACGAGGCCGCCTTAGGCCAATATTTACGCGTGTGTGGCCTGCTGCGTATGGCCTGATGAGGCCTGCTACAGACCTGAGTTTGCCCTAATTTGCCCTAAATCTTCAGTGCGACCCAGAACGTTTAAATGAGCAGGGTTTTCCAGTGCCTTACGGCAAGTCAGGGTGCGCTAGTCAATAGCTATCCGATTTAAATGCAGGCAACATTAGCGCAAATCGGATTAGGAACAAACATGGACATATGGGAAGTAGACAAGCTGGTATTGTTCATCGCATTTGTGGTGCCTGGTTTCATAAGCCTGAAAACCTATGCATTGCTACAACCGACTCAAGTCAAAGACACATCCCAGCAGCTAATCGATGCGGTTGCCTATAGCTCCATTAATTATGCGCTGCTAATAGGTCCTATTTACGCGATGGAGCAACTTGACCTGAAGACCAGTCACCCGGTTTGGTACGTACTTTTCTATGTTGCTGTACTGCTGGTTGCTCCAATAGGATGGGCATGGGCTTTCTTATGGCTTAGGAAGACTCAGCTTCTCCAGCGCTCAATCGTACACCCAACCGGTAAGCCCTGGGATTTTGTATTCAACAAACGAATTCGCTATTGGGTCGTGGCAACGCTAAGTGACGGCCGCAAAATCGGTGGATATTATGGACCGGAATCCTTTGCATCCAGTAACCCCGAGCCAGAGCAAATTTATCTACAGCAGACTTGGGTGCTAAACGAAGGTTGCGGGTTTGAGAGGCAGAGGGAGAATTCTGCTGGCATACTCATCCTCGCAAAAGAGATAATTTCGCTTGAGCTGTTTCATGTGGAAGATCCACAGGAGAGTGAAAATGACGAACAAAAAAAATGATGGTTCTGAGAAATTCGGCTACCAACCTGGCAAAGGTGACTCCAGCCGTGTCAAAAATGGGTACGCCCCAACGCCCACTAGCGAAAGGGCTCCAGCCCCTCCACCAAAAAACCCATAGTTGAGGAAAAGCGAAATGGCCACCACTGACAAGCAAGATCCGAAGCTGCAGACCAATGGCTACCAACCAACAGGCCCTAGACCTGGGATCGCACAGGATGGATATCAGCCTAAACCTATGGCTCAAAGCCAAAGTAAACCTGTTTCCCCTCCCCCTAAGAATCCGTAGTGAGTAGATCGGAATGGCTATCTTATAGCGCGATTCGTAATTCAGGGATCCACCATCATCCATACCGATGCCTATAGGTATTGATACCAATTCACATGACGCCTTCAGACAATCCCCGTCATACCCCGATTGTGCAGGCGTATGTGGCAGCGTCTCAGGTATACGCCCGCGTTTGCTGGCTGTGGCGCCGGTCGTCAGCTAAGTGCATAGATGCATAATTGGCAATGAGTAGCATAGGTTGGCGTATGGTTTGCCCCCATTTTTGCCCCATTCGCGCTTCAGCTATCCGATCGTCTTTTACCGTCCGATGATTGGAATAACTTGCCCTGAGCGGCTTATACAGCGCGGCCTCCAGCCACCATTAAAATGGCTCGTACCACTTTCGTACTACCAAATTTCGCTGGATGTCGCGAATCACCTCATACAGAGACAGTTTCTGTCGCTTTAATCCAGTCACTACCAAAGGCATATAGTAGTGAGTTCGAGCCCAGATTCTACTGAGCACCTGGCGCGCTATACAACCATGCCAAAGAATTACAACGCGATTCTTGAACGGTAATCCGCTATCACCATTTACCAAAAATGCTGCTTGCGTTTGGATCGGGGATCCTCGGATAGCTCTGATAAACCTCTCCTGGAATCACCGGCCAAATCCGTGCCTTCCCTCTCTCTCCACATTTAGAGCACTTTAGTTTTTCATTTGCGTCTGATGGCTGACTGTAGGACTTAAATACAGACAGGATTTTTTTAGAAGGTATTAACACATGATGAGAACAGTTAGCGCATCTCACTATTACTGCTAGCCCTGCATTTGACCAGCTTGAGAAAAATCCAGTCTCAGAGCCAAGTGCCTGAAATCTCTCTCTGAAATAATTCAAAACATCTAACATTTGCCGCGATGAAACTTCGGAAATTATTCGAACACCCGAAACTCTAAAGCCACGCTTCTCTTCAGCAAACCCCGTCCTAGTTGTTTTATACCGAACGCTGAAAATTCTCTCGGGGTTTTTATCGTCCAACTCATATTCAACCATGACTTCCCACTCACGCACTACTTTATTATCAGCGGACTTTCGGCAGGAGATAAGACCGTAGGAATGATCATGAGGAAAATTTGAAACCATATCACTTGTCAAATAAGTACTATCAGGTGCAACGCTCCAGCCGAGCACATTACCTATACAATGCGAGGCGACTGCATCAACCAACAGAGCCAACTCTAAAACTCTAAATTCTCCAATGATTATTTCGTCCCGATCATGAGATACAACCCTTACGCCACCTACCATCTGATACTCCTTACCGTCCGGAATTGCCGGTTCTAAAATCGCTGCTTTTTAGCCTCGCCAAAGCATCATTTTCCATGCGCTCGAATATTAACGCAAAAAAAGCCCTACAGCCCAAAATAACAGGACTACAGGGCTCCTCTGACAAATCACGAATACTGTTCAATTGAGATAAAAATGGCATAGATTGACATATGGCTTGCTCCATTTTTTCCGACTTTCCGCCGACTAAAACACCATACACTGTTTTCAAGGCCTCCAGCCTACGCGCTTCAACTAGGTATCTGTTAAGATGTCTGTTTCTGTCTTCCTGAAACTCCGAAGGAGTAGAAACAGATACCAGCGCCTTGGCTCCAACCCTCTCGCCACGTCCAGTCTTCCGATCACCAAACCACAATTTTCAAGCCACCTCCCACAACTCAACAAGCTTGGCTGTACAGGCCTAACTCATCATTTGGCACCGCATCCCACAATCTGGACTGGTCTGTACACTGGACGAGCGAAGCGTCCCCTTCCCCGTCGTTGACTGATCTCGTCCAGCCCCCTCATAACCTTTGTTGAGCCGCCCGACTACGACTCGGCGAACAAATCTTCGGTGTATTCGCCACCCCGCTAGTCTGAGACTAAATACTCTTGGCGGCGTGGTTGGCCTGCTTGGCCAAGGTCTTGCAGCGATGCTGACACAAAAATAGTCTTCTGCACTTAAATTTAACCAACTATGATTTCGTGGCGCACTGCACTAAGGCACCATAAAGCGCGCGCACTACACAACATATGCTGACAAAAAATAACAAACCAGCCAGAACCTACGCCCAGAAAAATACCGGAGAGAAGAATTGGGACAAGCCAAGTTAAGAAAAGAAACAGATCCACTTTACGGAAAAGCCTCAAAAAAACCTCGAGGAATAATCCTAAGTAATCAGACAAGGACGAGCAGCTCAGGCCTGAAGATCCAAAATCCTCGCTTAGACCCTCAAGACTTAAGATCATCGTTATTATATTGGGACCAACTCGCATGGCCATCAAACCGGCACATCTATTTCCCCCCAGGAATTGACGAACAGTATTTGATAGACATTAAAAAACTTCAGCGCCCTGACTTCACCGACCCTAAAGGTGGTCGAGTTATGGACATGCACAGGCAGTGCTACATAATGGCACTCGCCCATTACGAGAACACTGAACCGGGAACGTGGAGTTTAGGCAATAGCAACAACGCATCTCTCATCCAAGAGGGTGCAAGCCCAGTACTAAACGGAGCCCTGTTTCAGCTATACAACGCGCTGCCCGTCCCTTCATTGGATGTACCGTTGGCCGAAATATTAGAGTTCAAGCAAAAACGAACCGAAGAACTACTTGTATTCAGGTCTCACTTTGAAGCTCTGGCCGAAGAAATTCAAGGCAGCGGAGATAGCGTAGACGCGCTGACCAAGAAACTGATTGAAGTTGACGGAGCTTGTTCCAACCTCTTAAAAGTTACTCGAGAGTGGCAGCTCCCAGTAAAACTAACCACTTTAAATGCCTCCTTTAACTTCGACATAGGAAAGGGCATTTCCCGAGCAGCTGCCGCTTGGAAAGGAACAAAAGAACTCGGACTAAGTGAAACCACTTCAACGGTAAGCGCTGTTGTCGCGGGAATTCAAAGTCAGTTCACCATGAAGCCAGACATTAGTCTCCAGCCGATCAAGAAAAGCACATCCCCCTATCGTTATGTATATCTCGTAGAAAGGGATTTAAATTGAAATCTTAAAAGAATTGCAGCAGCCCATTTACGACATGAAAAGCTGCCTCGCAGGCTAATCCGAGCACACCGCTCTTGGATAGGAGTTCGGGAGTACTAACGTAAAAAAGCCCTACAGCACCATAAATTGAGAGCTGTAGGGCTTATTTGACATCTTTTTGTTCACTTGGCATTGATTGGCGTGCGGATTGCCCCATTTTTGCGCCACGGAATTTTCCGCACAGCAATTCGCCACTTTCCTTTCATCCTCCGAGCACGCCTCGCTTACCGCTATTTGCTGAGCAGTCACTTGTAAAACCTCAGTCGGCTCCCCACCTCAACGGAGGCGCTTCGCCACGACATCAAGGAATGACCATGACTGACTTTTGCATCACAGCCGTTCGATACGACACCGAGCGTAAACATATCAACTATGTCCAGGTGAGCGAGGATCTTCCGAAGGCCTTCGGTACAAAACGCGCAGTGCCGAGGGCATTCGTGGCAGATTTGATTCGGATGGGCAAAGCTACATTTGCAACATGGGTCAAAAACAACGAGGGAGACTTTTCTCGCGGCGCAGACGTGCATGTGGTGGAAGAAGTTTACCTGTCAACTGACCGAAACAGCACCAAGCGGGATAACCTGGGCAACTTGCCAGAATTCTGACCGAGAATATAGGCGTATGTCAGTGCGCAACACCCCTGACATACGCCTGGCACGCCGCCAGCGCGATCAGTCCTCGGTCGCCATCTCCGGTGATGGCGACAATTCGTTGAGCATGCGCTGGGTCAAGTTGGGCTCTACGCTCTGCATGAACCACGCCGACGGCGCCGGCGGTGGCAGGCACGTTGCAGCCAGTGGCTGGATCCGCGGCGGCGAGTAGGACTGACAGCCGCACATCAGCAGTAGCAAGGCGATCACGCAGGCGAGCCTGCTTCGTTTGCTCATCGGTTAATTCCTTGAAGTGTGTTTGATCTTGGGTCTGCAGAAGCTGCTCCTGCGCTAGGTGTTTGTCCTGGGCATCGCGGGCCTGCTTCGTCGCTGCATTGCTGATCACGGACAGATCCGCCTGATACAGCGCATCGTTGTCCGACAGCTGTTTGCCCAAGCGCCATTCCTGAATCTGCCAGGCCCCGGCAAAGCCACCGGCCATGCCCATGAGGATCAGCACCGCCAGGCCGACCAGCTTTTGTACCGTCGTCATGCCAGCACCCCGCCTGCTGCCACATAGCAAGCCAGCAGATCGTCCATGCGATGCTCACGCTGGCCGTAGCCGGCACCTGGCAGGCTGGCCCAAATGTTCCGGCACTTGGTCAACGCCAGCTCGATACGTCCCGCCTTCACGTCATCCAACGCGCGGCACTCGCGGATGTGCTGAATAGCCAGCTTGTCCTGGCTGATCGGCCCAAAGTCCGGCAGCTTCAACTGGGCACGATAGTGCGGCCAGTCCTTCAGCATCTGCTGGTAGCGGCCCGATGCGTTTGAGGTCAGGCCTCTGCTGTTGATCGTTTTCGACGTTCTCCCACCAACGAAGGGATGGTCGGCATAGTCGCTGAACAGCTCAAGCCGGGCATCAATGCCCGTTACGATGACGTTGTAACCATCGTCGGAGCGCTTCAGGTAATCGGTCCCAAGTTCGGCCCAGGCGATAGCATCGAGCGTTGCCAGGACGTTACGACCGCCAGCGGCAGTTTCAGAAATACGCGGCATATCACTTTTCTCCAGGCAATAAAAAACCCGCTCGAGGCGGGCATTAATTAGGTCTTGTATCGACGGACGTTGACTGCGACCAGCGTTATTCCGCCGCTTTGCTATCTCGTTTTTTGGCCACGTGCATGTAGGCGCTGTGAACTACTGCGTAGGCCTGCGCAAAGGTGGTCGTCCCGGTGACCTCACCGGTGTCCGGATCGAGCAGGTCGAACTCCTCGTCCATATCTGCGGCAATCGGATACGCCAGGTTTCCAAGCGGGGTGGCGATCACCTGACCCGGCAGATTGATTAGCTGCTCTTCGCTAAACGAGATGGAACGGCCGCCTTCTTTAGGATTCTCGACCACAACCCGACTGCAGCGTGTGAAGGATGAACCGGCGACCTCGGTGTACTGGTAATCGTTGGATGGCATGGTTGTTCTCCGTTGCGCAAATCGCGCGCTATCAGTTTTTGTTGAGCGTGCCGTTACGCTGCAGCTTGTCCACAAGGGCAGTCAGTGCGTTGCCAAGCGATGTGCTATTCCAATTGCCTTCACTTGGGTATGCGCCCGGTGGCGTCCAGGTACCGAGAGAGATTGCGGGATCTATGTCCATGCCCTTGCGCGACGGTGAACCGTTGGAGACTTCCGCCCCTGTTGAACCAGGTCCGCGATTACCCCACACCCAAGTGGTGGCGACCGTCGCACCCACCACTAACGCAGAACGCTGACGCCCATTGCTGGCTCGCATGACATTGTTCCGGGCGTAAAGTAAGCCCGCATTGGTCACCTTGATGCCGTCGCCAAGCTGGGAGACGCAGTTGTTAATTCCTGAATTGTCGTCAGCTGTGACGGAGTAAACGCCGTCAACCGTCATGGCGTTCGCGCCGTTGTTTTCGATGTTCAGTCCACTGGCAATCAGCGCACCACTACCTTCTAGGTAGATCGCCCCACCGCTGTTACTGACATATATCCCATCGCTGTACTGATCGCCGTTAAGGGTAAATCCATTTCCTTTGATCAATGTCCCAGGCTTGATCAGTAGTCGATTGATACCGCGCGCCCGAATGCCATGGAAGCCATTTCCGGAGTACTCCCCGGCGACAACGCCAGCCATAGGAGCACCGTAGCCGTTGAAGATCGCCAAACCAGAGCGACCGCACTCTCGGTGTTTACCACCGACATAAAAGTCTGTCGCGCCAGATACAAGCACGCCGACTTGGTATAGGCCGTCAGGGTCTGCCTCCGTGAGCCCCTTAATCTGATAGGTCGAGCAGTCATCGTCTACTTTGGTGCCGTTAGCCTGAAGGTAGAATCCGGCACGCTGGCATTGATATACGTGGGTATTGAAGAACCCACCGTCGAAATATTTGATACGGGGTGCGGTGTAAGAGTCTTCATAACTCCCACCCACATCGCACTTCCACATGGTGCCGTTAACGAACCGCACGCCAGAACAATTAAACGCCGTCATTCCAACGTCTTTGCAGTGGTGTGCACGGCAGTTTGCTACCGTACCAAAGCCATAAGTATCCCAATCACCTCGCGAGTACGCGCCCCAGTCGGTGGTAGCGGAAAAACCGTTATCCTCCTTGGAATAAGAGAACTCGAAATCCTCAACCAGCCAGTTACGGCACTGGCGAACACTGAACGAGTCGATGGGACCATTGGTGGCGTGACCACCTCGGGCGGTGAAGGTATCAACCCGATTGAATCGAACAGTGGAGTGGTTGTCAGAACCATCGCCGTGGGCATAATCAAAGGTCATGGCCGACGCGTTACCATCAATTTTCACCCCCCGGCTGACGATGTAGTCGACTCCAAAAAGTGTCGAGGCTGGGGCTTGCTGAAGATCTGCGGCGAACAGGATGGTGCATTGCCGAACGGTTGAGGTTAGCTTCAAGGGCGCTTCCTGCCGGACCTCACAATTGCTCAGCGGAACCAAAAAAGTGGAGGAAACTTGGTAACCACCCACTATTTTCGGGATCCGCAGGCTTCGCGAGTAGTTCGGTATGGTCTTTACATTCTCGACCCATTTGTTCAGCGCAGGGAGCCAATCCCATGTCGAGGGGTCTTGGGTCGGTCGATGCACAACGTGATCCACAAGCTCCCAAAGGTTGACAGAATTGCCGTCCAGCCAGCGAGACAGAGAGGACGGAGAATTACTGATAGCCGACCGTTTGTGGGCTACCATCCCGACGCCTTGGTCGGAGTCGCGTGGATTAGCAAGTGCCACCTGGATGGCCTGGCCATCTGCATTCGGGGTGTACCAAGTGCTGCCGTTGTAGACCCGTTCAATACCGTAATTGGTGTTGAAGTAGCGGTCCCCCGCAACAAGCGGATCACCGAGTGGGTTGGTGCTGGGATTCGCAGGGAGCGGACCGAAATTCCGCCCCGCGTAGGCTTGAGCACCATCAGCGTAAACACGCGCAGCATCAGCGCTGCGCTGAGCTTCTGCCGCTACCTTGTCCAGCAGATAACGTGCGGGAATGCGCTTGCCGGTATCGACAGCAACGCCGCCGACGTTTTCATAGACCGCATATGCCGCCTCGTCATCCGGCGAAATCACCTGGAAAATCTGGCCGCTTACCGTTTTAGCTAAACCTTGAGCGATGGTGCGAAACAGTCCATTGGTTAGCGCCAGGACGTCATCCGGATCAGTGACCACTACATCACGCATTAATGGTCCGACATAACCACCGCGATGAATCAGGATATCAATCCGAGTAACCGCACTGTAGAAAAAGACCTGAGCGTTCTTATCGGCCAGCACTGGATTCATGAGCGGTACGTTGCCCAAAGAATCGGCGAACAATGTGGCCCGTGTCTGAGTACCGGCAACGAATACATCGACCGTTGCGCCGGGCACCAGGGCACCGTCCTCGGCCCTTGCGGCGAAGAATTGAATGGGTTGCATAGTGGTTCTCTGTCAGGTGTTAAAGGTGACTGCAGGGGCGAAGTTCAGTTGTGAGCGAACACTGCTCCAGGTATCAAATGCCGCAGCCCGCAAGTAGTAGGTTGATCCAGCGGCCAACCCAGTCATCTGGCCGGTCGCCGAGGCGCCCTGATAGCCGAGGGCGCCGGTAATCGTCGGATCAAAGTCTGGTGTGATCGAGTACACGAACAGGTAACCAGCCGCGTCAGGGGCAGGACTGGCGTCGCATTTGACACTGGCGGTCGTGCCACTGACCGTCGCGACGGTGCCGGTGACCACTGGCGGCGCGGTGTTCATCACCAGCAGTTCGGCCACTGAAGCGCTACCAGCGGCGTTCCGCTCAATGACTTCAACGCGGTAGCTGCGAACCAACGCTCCGTCGACCAGTGCATCAGCCAGCTGGTAAGTGAAGGTCGTGCTGGTGGTGGCCACCTCCCGCAACAGCGTATTGGTGCCGGCGTTGCGAATCCTGACCAGCCGATCTGCAGCATGCGCACCGGCTATCCAAGTGACGGTGAAGTAAGGCGCTTCGAAGGCTCCGACCAACTGCAGCCCTTGCGCAGGTCCCGGAACCACCCGCACCGGCGACAGCGTGACGCTGTAGGCCTTCACGTCGGCTAAATCCTCAGAGGCGCGACCGAACACGTTGAACGACCGGAACTTCACCCAAACGGTTTTGCCGATTTGGTCGGCGGTATAGCTGTATTTCCAGATTGCATCATCGAGCCGAACAAACTGCGCATCCACTGGATGACTGGTCATGGCCGAACCCAGTCGGCCCCGGCGCAGGTACTGCAGGTTGTAAGCGCCTGGCCCGGTAAGTATCGCGTCTCGATAGCTGATCAGCTCGCCATCGATCCAGCACAACGTGGCGCCGCTGTCGGCCTCTGCCGTTGTGGCGGCCACCAGTTGATCAGCGACCGAGAGCTTTACCTTAAGCGTGTTGGTGGTGTCCGGGTCCGTTCCGGCAGGCAATGACGACGTCAGGCGTCCCATGCGGGAGCGACCGTAGATCGTCTCAACCATTCGATAACTGTCACCGTCGGCACTGATCCAAATGTCACAACCGCCCCAAGCTTCGCCGGCGCCGGCAACAGCGCCCCATATCTGCGTTTCACCAGGCAGCAGCAAGCTTTCCGGCGGATTGAAGATGATCGGTGACTGCACCGGACCGGGCGCCGCGTTCTGGTTGCCCTGGTAGCCCGTCTTGTTCTGTACCGGGTAATTCGGCGCGCTGCCAACACCCAGCAGTGCATCCTCGGCCACAATCGACAGCTTGCCGTCTTCGTCTTCCTCTACCGAGATCAGGCGCACCAGACGCCGGTCAAGCTTCAACGCGGGCTCTGTGACGGTCACCAGGTCCATCGGTTCCAGCAGCACATGCTGCCAGCCGAGGGCAAACTGGTATTCGTTACGGATGTACAGCTTGCGTTGCACCAGCAACTGCGCCGAGTGCGATGCAATGGCCGTGTCGCAAATCTCATAGGCCTTGATGGTATCCATCGGCCTGGACCCGAACTGCTCGATGGCAGCCTGATCGACGCCGCGCACCACGTCGGTGTTGTACTCGTGATCCCGGTCCAGGATCTCCAGCGACACCTCGTTGTAGCTGTCAGCCTGGCTCTTGATCTTGAGCTGCACCGGCGGCTCGCCCGGCTCGGCCAAAAAATCATCGTCAGTGAGGTGGGCAACCGGTGTGACGTTTGGGTACCAGGTCACGCCGTTACCGGTGACCACCTGATCGCCATAGGGGATGACTTTCATCTTGCCGGCGGACCAGACCATTTCACTGTTGGTCAGTTGCAACCACCGGGTGATGGCTTCGCTGGCCGGTGCCTGTTCATCCAGCACCGGGCTGAGAAGCAGGTTTTCTGCCAGGCAGTAATCCCGGTAGCTGCTCATGTCTTCAATCCAGCGCGGATCAAACCCCACGCCGTCCAAGGGATCCAGCAGCAGCCCCGGCAAAAACAGCCCCGGATTGGCATCTGCCAGGCCAGGCACCTGGTAGGGACCGTCCACCTCAAAGGTATGGTTCTGCACCCCTGCACTGTCATTGAGCAGGTAGCGGGCCGCGTACACATACGACGTATCGGAATAGGCGATCGCCTCGGCCGGGTGCTTGGTTTCCAGGTACCCCCAGACCGGCTGATCTGAGGCGCCCTGCATAAAACTCAAACCGATCTGGGACAACGCCGACTGCGTGACACCCTCCACGACCTTGTCAGCAAAGACTTCCTTGTCCCGAAAGATCCGCCGTACCGCGCTGAGGGTGCCCCGGCCAATGCCCAGAATGATCGCGGCGTAGTAGGTGTAGGTGGTGTCTTTTTGGGTCGCCCCGCCACCACCCTTGCCGCCGGTTTTGGTTTTGGTCGTTTTGGCGACGGCATCAAAGTCGGTGTAATAGACCAGGTTGGGACTGATTCGATTACGCCCGGCGATCCAGGCGATAGGTTTGCCACTCGCGCTACTTTGGATCTGCAACGCGTTGATGCGCGTTGCGCTGTTGGATATAGAACTACCGCCGCCCCCCGCCATCATTGCCTCCATAACCGTTGAGTGTGTAATAACGCACCGGCCGACAGGCCAGGCGCTCTTCACGCATGTCAGCCACTTCCACGCCGATGTCGAGAAAGGCATGAATGACCCGATGCTGATCAATCACTACAGCGCCGTGGCTGTAGGTCCGACCGAACTTCCAGATGGCAATATCGCCCGGCTTCGGGGTCTCGACTCGCTGTCCGTATTCCTCCAGCCAGCCCAGATACAGCTCCTTGCTCCGGTGCAGGTGCCAGTCCTGGGCATAGGCGCCGGGGTCGATCCAGGGCAACAGGCCCACCGAATGAAACACCTCAATCAGCAGCCACGCGCAATCCACCCCGACGCCCAGCAGGTGTTGTCGGTGCTGATAAGGCGTTGCAAGCCAGCGCCTGGCCTCGGCCACCACCGCTTCGCGCTGCTGCAGCTCGAGCGCGTTCATACGGAGGTCTCCGCGACAGGGATAAAGGGCATACCGCGATAGCGACCGCGATTGCCGAACTTGTTGGTGCACGCGTCCAAGGTGCGCGGACAGCCTGGGTAAATCAGGAACTGGTCACCCGGTTGCGGTACCGCTGGCAGGCCGAGAATCAGGGTGACCGCCCCGTCCGCTGAATGCCGGCGAACAGTGCGAGCGACCCCGGCATTACCGCCGTTCACAAAACGAATCACGCCCTGGTCGAACCATCCGTTTTCGGCAGCGATATTGGAGCGAATGCGCAACGCCGTCGTGCCGGCCTGGACCAGCCCCGCCGTTTCAAACAGGGAGCGATTCACCCCACAATCGGCGCTGTACACCGTGCGCAGACAACCTGGCTGATAGACGCCCTTGGGCACCTTGGTATCGAGCAGTTCCATCGGCGACTTGACCGCCACCGTCGCCTGTTCGCGGTCCGCCGGATCGACCTCCGCAACACGCCCGATGAAACGCATCACGGTACCCACGACGGGTGATCCCCAGTCCGGCATGAACGCTCGGGCCAGGGTCAACGTCGCGCCGTCAAAGCCGCCGCCGGCAATGAATGCCAGCACCGGTTCACCCAGCAGCGTGTCCTCGACCCCGGCGTAAAACGTGACGCTCAACGTGTCGACCTCAACCCCTCGCACAATCCGTACCCCGGAACGTTTGATCAGCGGACCTGACGCCGAGTAATTCACCCCGTCGGCGTAGATCTGCAAACCCGCGTCGGTGTAATGCAACACTTGGCCGCTGGCCAGGGTGATGGTGTACAGGTCGGCCATCACAAAGCTACGGGCCGTAGCCAAAAACTGTTTCAACTCAGGACTGACCGCGATCATGGTTTGATGCTCGTGAAAGAGATGTTTTTCATCTCCCAGATCTGCCCGAATGGCTGCGCGCCATCCATAGAGTCTGAGTCGTAGGCACACCGGAAAAAGAACGCTCCCGTCCATTCCAGGGCCTGACCACCGGCCGGGGCCTGGGCAAAGGTGACCTGGCCGAGGGTATCAACGCTGTAGGCCGTCACCGGCATTCCGGCGACCGTCAGCAGATCGATGTTGACCACGCCGTAAATGGGCTCCACCCAGTTGCCGATGGCACGGGAAAGCTGGAACGTCCGGGTGCTGCCATCACCAAAACCAAAGCGGTGTTTGGTCACCAGGTGATCGGTACGGTCGAAATACAGAAAGTCGCCGAACTGCCCTTTACGCTGGTTGAAGAACGCCACCAGTCGCGTCCATTCATCCAGACCAGGACGCTTGCGCACCGCGTTGTAATTGATCTGAAACGTCCAAAACGGCGCCGGGTAATAGGCCGTTGTCCGGCGCCGGCCACTGACCGACTTTTGCACCCCGGTGCTCCACTCTGGGGACTTCTTGGCGAGCAACGTCTGCCCCGGCATATGGGGCAGAACGTTATCGGCCATCACACCGCGATCCGGATAACCGGCGATCCAGCGTGGCGGCCAGATAGGCCCTAACAACATGATCTCCCCCTTACGCCTTGATGGCGCCATTGCGACGTAGCTTCTGCATTTCCTCGGCAAACACCCGCGCGTTGCGCCGGATGTCTGCCGGCGTCAGGCGACCGCTGTTGTCGTGGTAATGAAAGCCTCCCCCGCCGCCACCCAATTGGCCTTCGCCGCTGGCAGCCTGGCGGATGACATTGGCGTACTGCTTGGGCAGCACCATTTCCTGTTCGTGAAGCTGGGTCATCGGGTTAACCCCGGCCGGGATGTCATAGCCGCCTTCGGCCGAGGCCACGTTCTTGACCAGGCCAAACACAAACGCGCCGGCCGCTACAGCCGCCGCAACGCCCAGCACCGGGCCGATGATTGGGATGGCCGACATGGCCGCGAACGCACCGGCCATGGCCTGCCAGGCACTGGCAATGATGTTGGTGATGGTGGCCGCCCCCCATATCGCCACCGACAGTGCAGCGCCACCGGCTTCAGCGGCTGTTCGCACGCCTACACCCACAACCGTGGCGCCGGTTTTCGCGGTCTCGCCGAAGATCCAGGCCATCAATGGCTTCGTGACCATGTTTTCAATGAACGCGGTACCGATGCTGCCGAAGATCCCTTTGAGCAGGCCCTGCGTGCTCATGGTGCCGGAGAGGATGCCGTTCAACCCGCTGGTCCAGCTAGAGCGCACGCCATCCACCATGCCCGTCCAGTTGCTCTGGGATTCCATGGTTTGCTGCCGTCCGATGACCGCCATGCTGTTGCGGTGGGTTTGCTCCAACGCGAGGATTTGCTGATGGACCTGCTGCAGGGCGACCGGGTTACGGTCGGGATCCTGCTCCAGCAGCGCCTTGCGCTGGGCCAGCGCCTCGGCCTCAATTGCATACCGTTGTTTTTCAAACTCGGCCTGGGATTGCAGCAGTTGGCCCTGAGTGATCAGGTTGGCCTGCAGGTCCAGTTGGGCCATCTGTTCGGTATGGGAAACATCCGCCAGCCGTGCCTGTTTGTCAGCAGCAAATTCCTGCTGTTTCATGTTGGTGATTTGCTGCTGCTTTTCGCGTTCGACGGCGACCACTTCAGCAGCGGCCTTGCGATATTCCTGACTGTCCTGCCCATACAGCTGGCGACTGCGCTCCAAGGTCTGCTGAGCGATCTGCAGGCGCGCGTCCATGTTGTTGCGGTACTGCTGGGCCTGGGCTTGCAGATCCGCAAACGCCTGGCCTTCGTCTTGTCGACGCAACCCATTCAACGCCGACAGGTAATTGCGTTGCACGCCTAACCGCTCCTTGGCTGTCAGGTCCGTACGCTTGAGAATGCCTTGCCAGTAGTCCGCTTCCTGCTGCTGGGAGAACTGGAGAAAGGTGCCTTGCTCGGCCTGCTGCTGAGCATGGGCAACTTTTTGCGCGTCCAGCGCCTCGGACCACTCACTGACCCGCGAGGTCGTTTTAGCCGGCGTGATGGGGTCTTTGGTTTCCTTGGGAGGCGTCGTCGCCGCCTGCACCTTTTTCCGATGTTCAATGGCCTCGGCATAGCCGGCTTCAAGCTTGGTCAACTGAGCGATTTCCAGCCCATAGGCCGTTGGGCTTACCCGGCCTTGCTGTGCCGGCTTGGTCAGCGCCGTGTTGCCCGTGGCGGCCATGTCGGCCACCTTGCGCCGTTGTTCCTCAATGCGCGCTGTTCGCGAGCGCATGCCTGAATCCACTTCGTCAATCTTGTTGGAAACCAGCTGCATGTTTTCCAGCAGCAGACGTTCCTCCACCAGCGCCGCTTCAAGCGGGGCCTTGCTGCCACCGGCCCGTGGTCCAGGCTTGAAATCTTTCAAGATCGCTTCGTAGCGAGCAACGTTCGCGGCAACTTCATCGACCGTCGCACCGACACCGGTCATGCCCTTGAGCAAGCTGTTGAACCAGCCCGCAGTTTCAGACAGGCGCTTGTTCAAACTGACAAATACAGGCTCAAGAATGGTCCCGATGGTGACTTGAAGCTTATTACTCTCGGTATTTAATTCAGCCTGGCTACCCGTCAACCCATCGGCTGCTTTTGCAGCGTTACCAACCTGCGCCTCCGTCGCTTTCATTACGCCGTTGTGTTCGGCGGTGACCTTCTGTGCATCACTCAACTTGTCACGTGTGGTGCCAATACTCTTGGCGTATTCCTCCCACATTTTTGCAACGTTCTTGGTGACACCGGCGTTATCAACGAGCACCGAGTTTTCATTTTTCAGACCCTCGGTGGCCGTCACCACAGCCTCAGACATGCTCAGGTTGGCTTGGCGGTTGAAGGCTGCGGAGTCCTTCAAGCGTGTGATGACATTGACTGCCTGCTCAACACTGTAACCACGGCTCAACAGGTTTTGCAGGGACTTGGACGCATCCGCCACGCTAAGCAGGCCGTCGGCGGCCAGCTTGTTGGCCTCATCCATGGCCCGACCAATACCAATACCTGCGTGGTTGGCCACCGCCTCCAAGCCGCGATAGGCCGCCTGTTGCTGAACCGCAGCGTCCTTGCTATCGCTGACAATTTGGCCGAGTTTGAACGCTCCCAGCCCCATCACACCTACGATCCCCGCCATCACACCGGAGAGGCCCGTGCGCATAATCGTGCTGACGCCGGAAAAGGCATCATTCACCGCTGGGCCAAAACGACTCAGCTGCGTTTGACTGCCCACCATCTCAGTGTTGATCGCCCTGATTTCACGACTGAATGTCGTCCGGGCTTCGCGCATATTGCGTTCAATACTTTCTACTGCACGGTCAAAGCCCTGGGTGCCGGCAGTGAACTGGTACGCGATATTTCTATCCATGCCGGAACCTCATATTGCAGACAATAAAAAACTCCGCCGGGGCGGAGTTTCGTGTTCACACGGAACTTATTTAGGACAAACCATCCTATACAGACGGTCGAAAGTTTCCGGGGCATCCTCTTTAAACCTCACTGATTCGCCCACACTAAAAAACTTTTGATACCCCGCATAACCGCCATACTTGTTTTTTGAGTTAACTTCTCCACAAATAACGATGCCGCCATTCGGTAAGGTGTTTGCATAAAGCCCCTGAAACTTCGCAGCATCCGGATCTTTAAGCCGCGCCTTAACCAAATCCTTTGCAATGGCGGTTTGTTTGAACGCCTTATCAGCATCCGCATGGGCGCTGAAAGCAACCAACCCAATAACTAAAGCAACCATGTAACGCATCGACTAGCCTCCCTGTGTAGGGCCGAGAGGCTAGCGCGGTCAGGCTAACGGCGTCCAGCCGCAACTCCGGTGCGATAAAAGCATCCAGAGCGCCCCGCAAGTGCTCTGGCAAATCACCACGCATGTCCGCGGCTATCGCAGCCAGGTTGCTCGCCAGATCAGGCGCGTCAGTGACGTCATTGGTTGGCTTGTAGCCCATGTACCCAGCACCAAGGAAAAAGTTCGCAATAGATCACCTCTTAAAAAATCGAGGCATATTCAGAACAACGCTGACAAAAGCTAACCTTTGATAGCAGTATCGCAAAGGCGAACTATGATCAGCTATAAACTTTTAGAAGATTGACAAAACTGCAACATCTCTCAAACAAAAAGCTTAAACAGCAATTGCATCGAGAAGTAGAAACTCATGTCAATATTCACTGATAAGCTAGAGCACATGCATAACCAAGACATTCAAGCCTTGTTTGAGTTTGGTGGCAAATTATATCCGGGGAGAATAGCCGCCATCTCTGGCGACTATGTATTAATCGAAATAGAGTCCAATGACAAAACTGTACTTTTGCACAAGCATATAAGCACTGTAGGTTTCATTACAGGTACAACTACTGTGGGTTAACGACGATGGTTGTTGGAGAACACATCTAATGCCTCACGTAAATGCTCAGGCAGATCACCACGTATTTCCGCCGCCATCGCGGCCAGGTTGCTCGCCAAATCAGGTGCGTCCGTGACGTCATTGGTTGGCTTGTAGCCCATGTAGCCGGCGACAAGGACGTGCACCGGAGGGTGGTGGTGCCAGTAGTCCGTCATATGGCCCACCATCACCATGTCCCAATCACGGCGCAGGGTGACCGGGCTTTGCCCCGTACTGGCGATCAGGTGTGCGTAGAGCTGGCCCCAGTCGATGGGGCCGGGCCTTCCCCCGGTGCCGGCTCCGAGACTTCCAGGCCGGAAGCCCCCATGACCGCATCCAGCGCGTCACGCATGTTGCGCAAGTCCAGCAGATCAGCCACTGCCTTGCGTTCCATGTCGGGGTAATTGCGAAGCAACGCGGCGTGCGTCGCATCGATCACCGTGGCAATGCTGTCCTTGTCCATGTTGCCCGCCATGACCAAGTTGATGCGATCCAGCAGTTGCTCAAGGTCACCCAACGCCAGCGGAGGGATGACCAATGGTTTACCGGGAAATGGAAATTCGACGCCGGGGATTCGGACGACCGTCATTCGCTGGAACTCCAGTAAGCGACTTCACCAAACTCATCCGCATAACCGGTGAATTCAAAGTCGGGGATGGTGTAGTCGTCCTGCTTGGTCGACATGCTCAGCTTGTTGCTGACGAAGTTGGGAACCCGCACGTAGATGGACTTGCCTTTGTATTTCAGGTACAGCTCGCCCTGAAACACCGGCATGTCCCCCATCGGCAAGTTGCGCACCGACAGGCTTTTGCCCGTCTCGACCGAATAGCGGTAGTCGATGAACACCGAAACGCCCACGTCGGCCACCGCAAACGCGTACTCACCCGTGCCCCGGTCATAGGTGTACTCACCTTTTGCCGGGGCAGTAAGCACGCGTGTGAAAGGCGCGGCACCGCCACCACGAACCCCCAAGTCACCGGATAGCACACCCGCACCGGGCGGGGTCACAACGATCTTGCCACCGGCGGGGATCGCCTGCGGCGCCGTGGCGTGGTGCACCAGCACCTGGCCCGCCTTCAGAGTTTGGCCGAACACCAGGGAATTCCACTGCGCCAGACTGATCTGCGCGGCCTTGGCTTTGCCAGACAACTTGCCCTGACCCCGCGCGGCATCCACCGCGAATTGCTCACTGCCAAACAACTCTTTGGAGTCGTAGGACAGGTCAACCGACGCTTCCTGCATGATGCCCAGCAGGATCGGGGTGGGAGCTGCCAACGCGTTGCCATAGGCGTCCATCAGCGGGGTGGCATAAAACAGCCCGCTGCCGAATGCAATTTGCATAATTTATTCCTCAGTAAAAGGTGGGGCCGGACGTCAGATCGGCGGTGTTGCACAGGTAGGTAAAGCGGTAACGCACCATGCAGTTGCCGGCGGTGTTGTCCCCTTCGTCCTCGATCCAGTCGATGTAAAACCGCTGCACTCGATCCGCCTCGGTAAAGGCGTCCTCGGCCATGAGCACCGCGTGCACGGCGACCTTGACCAGGTCAGCCACCTGGTCCCAGGTGGCACCCGTCGTGGTGTCCTCCCGAGCGATGATCTCCACCGTCAGTTCGAACTGACTGCGATCCACAGAAATGCTTTCGCGCTCTGTGGTTTCAAGGCTCGGACGTAAAACGATGGCCGGGGTCATGTCCCGTGTGATCGCCTCGGTACGGCTGCGGTACACACGGTCAGCCACCGACGTACCGGCAGCCAGGATCAGCGCCTGCGCCGTTGCGACGATGCGTTCTTGGATCGAGGGCATGGGTTAAACCTTGGTGAGAGAGGCCAGGCTAAAAGCACCGTCATCGATCATCCGGCGATCACGGACCCGGAAGGTCACGCCACCGACGCTGATCAGCTTGGGGTTGTCGATGCCCAGGCGCTCGGCCTCGGCAGTGATGATCAGGATCTCGTAACTGGTGGACTGACTATTGGTACCGCCCATGCCGTGGATCTCATCCGGCATGTCCCGTGCCGCCAGAAACGGCTGGCCGCCAATCAGCCCACCAACGTCGAAGTCCTCAAGAAACGCCCTGAGGTCTTCGTCAAGCATCCGGATCAGCCTTGGCAGTGGGCTTTCGACCGCTGCCCTCACCCGCTGAAGCGGCAGCAGGCACCAGTTCCAGTTGATGGCTGAAACGTTCGGCGACGTCGTCCGGCAGTTCGATCACGCCGCCCTGGCCGATCAGCGTGTCATCGGCCCCGCGAAAGGAGCCGAACAACACGATGTAGGATTTATTCGCCATCTTTATCCCCTGCTGTCTTGTCCACTTTCGACAGCCGCTGACCCAGCGCCTTATCCGGCTCACCGGGGATCACAATCACCTCCCCGGCTTTGAACTGAACAGGCTCCAGAATGGTGTAGCGACCCTTCTTTTTTTCGACCGGCTCCAGGCAGTGCGCTCGCGCACTGGCCTGGGCGTCGGTCAGGATCAGTTCACCGCCGTACAGGGTGATCGTCTGATCCACGCGATATTTCGGCATATCAATGTCCTCGGTGAGGTGGCGACCCGAACGGGTTACGCCACCAGCTGGTTAAGGACGGCGTACTGCCAGCGACCAAAACCCACGTTGCGCCAGGTGTCGACGCCGTATTGGTGCGCATCGTTGTCGAACTCGAATTCAGAGCCCTCGGCCTTGGCTTTCATCGCCACATCGGTTTCCTGCTGACGGATGAACGCCTTCAGGCGACCATCCGTGCGCAGGGTCACGAACTTGTCCTGCCAGGCGTTCAGACGCACGTTGCCGACCACGCGAACCACCACGTTATCCGGCATTACAATCTCGTTGATGTTGGTGCCGCGCGGCACGCTCAGTGCCGATTGAGCAACGCTCAACAGGTTGAACGGCACCATCACCAGGAACTCGCGGGCCAGTTCGTTGATCGGTTCGCCCTGGTCATCCTTCAGGCTGGTCAACTGGGTGATCGACTTGGCGACCGCCTGCTGGAACACCTCGACACTCGGCCGAGCCGGCGTTCCGGGATTCGTCACACCCAGCTCGGAAAGCTTGGTGGTGATCTTGTTCGACTGCTTCCCGCTCTGGCCTTCTTCATGATCGATATCGAAAAAGTACTGCCCGTCGTAGCAGGTCTGGCTTTCACCGTTGAGCAGCAACACCGACAGCAGCCGCGCCCAGTGCGCGTTGGTGCGGTCAGCCAGCTCACCTAGGCGGATGCGCAGTTGGCCGGTCTTGTCGCGGCGCAGCTCGGTCACCAGCACTTCAATGGTGGCCTCGAAGTGCAGGTTCTCGATTTCGAGTTCAGCACCGATAAAGCCCTTGGCGTGACGCCCGCCGATCCATTCACGCAGTGTCGGCACCATGCCGATCCACGGATAGGTTTCTTTGGCCTGGTCGGAATCGAACAGGTTGGACACGGCGTCAATCCACGTCGACCCCACGTTCTGTTCGAGCAGTTCGTAAAACATGCCGATGATGGCACGGCTGGAAAGTACTTCAGCACCCATGGGTGATTCTCCTGAAGAAGGATACGGTTCGAAAAACAGAAAGATTTGGGTGGTGCTTTAAGCCGCTACGGGGGCGGCCTGGGCACTGAACTTGACGATGCCAACGCCGGTCCGGACAAAGCGGTGGACATGGCCAACCAGGCTGTTGCCGGCGGCTGTCAGCAGGAATGTGCCGCTGTCGCTGGCATACACCGGCTTGCCGATATCAGTGATCGCCAAAGCCGTGACAGGCACTTCGATCTTGCCGGCTTCGCGAAGGCGAACCCGAGCACCGGCGGCGGCACCCGTGCGGTTGTCGACGCCGCGATCTGCAAAGCCCACAAACAGATCCCCTGCGGCCAGCGAACGGGCAAGGCCAGTGGCCGCAACAATGCCGACCGCCGAACCTTCGAAAATCTGCGCGCCTGCCGCGACGGACAATTCATTGATGCCCCCGATCTCGTAAGCGCGGGGGGTGTCGAGTGTAAGAGGCATAGGATTCTCCAGAACCGAGGGATTGAAGGGCGTACCCGGTGTTTACTTTTTCAGGACCTTGACCAGGCCTTTTTCCGTGGCCTTGCGGTAACCGTGGTAGGCCTCGAAGGTGCCAAACTCGGCGCGCAGATCCTTGTCGCCGTCCCAGGTTGCCTTGGCCCGCTCTTCCAGCGGTGCCTCTGGATCTTCTGTCACTGCGGCCGGTGTAGCTGGTGGCGTCAACGCATTGGGAACGGGCGCAGGGGCCGTGCTGCGGATATCGGCAAGAGCACCGGCACGTTTGGATTTCTCGGCGCCGATGACTTGCGCGGCGGCTTCCGGGCCGCTGGTTTTGCCGTCGAACTTGAGGCTGGCAATCAGCTCCTCATGCCCGGGTAATGCAGCGGCTTCCACCGCCTTGATGCGGTCACACTCGGCGCGAGCGCCGGCGGCATGCGCGTCATGCTCCAGGCTGGCAAGCAGCTCAGCGTGGTTAGCGGCCAGGTATTCGCGGGTGATGGCCGGCTTGTCCGGGGTCGGGGTTGGGGCGGTGCTGCTGTTCGGAACAGACATGGATCGATCTCCAGAAGGACTGCCGTTGAATTCGGCGATGAGGTTTTCAAGGGTGGATTCACGGTCGGCCATGCCCAATGCCACGGCATCGGAGCCAATCCGCATGTCGCCCTGGCCGAAGTCGGCCAGAACGGTTTCAACACTGAGGCCGCGATAGTTAGCGACGTCCTCGACAAAGATGTCAGTGAGGCGGTCCACGTGTGCCTGAGCCACGGCGCGCCCAGATTCGGTGCCGAAGTCCGGGCGCTTTTTGGGACTCTGGCTGCTGACGATCTCGAAACTGTCGTCGTCGCCGTTTTTGCGTACCGTCAGCACCGTGCCGATGGAACCGACGGCGCCGGTGCGGCTCATGACGATTTCATGCGCCGCCGCTGCCATCCAATAGCCGGCGCTGGCCGCGTTGCCGGAGACGTAGGCCACGACCCGCTTGGGTGAGGCACGGATCATCTGGCCGAACTCGGCAATGCCGCTGGCAATCCCACCGGGCGTGTCCATCACCAGAATGATGGTGTCGGTGCGCGGATCGTCGACGGCGGTGGTGAACTCCTTCGCCAGCACGTCCAGCGAGGTCGCACCGGACAGCGCGGTAAACAAGTTGGCGTAGCGGAACACCGGGCCGGTGACCGGCAGCAAGGCGACATTGCCGCGCTGGGTCACCGCCCGGCTGTTCTGCAGGGGCTTGCCCTGCCTGGCCTCCAGCGCTTCCGGGCCTTCATGCTCCCGGCGGGCAATGGCGGTGATGGTCTGCAGCATGTCGGGGGTAATGGCCCACGGCTCGCGCGATACCAGGTCGAACGCCGTCACCCGCTGCACGGGTGCATCGGTTGGGTTGTCGCTCATAGTTAGGTCCGTTCAGGTAAGTCGGGATTTGCCGGCGGTTCGTTGTCCGGGCGCGCCGTCGGTGACGCTGACAGGCCGTCGTCGCGCCGCCGCTTCACTTCAAGCGCGCGTTGCTCGTGGTTTTCTTCCCAGTCGCTGCCGTCGTAGAGCATGGATTCCTTCGCCAGGGTGCTGACGCCGATATCGATACGCTTCTCGGCGGCGTTGATGTCCTTGAGCGGGTCAACCGTGCCCGGGCCATCACCCACCCAGAGCGACCCGCAATACGCATAGCGCAGCAGTGGGTGGTCGAAGAAGCCGGGAGCCTCGATGTCGCCCTGGGCTACTGCCTCTTCAAGCCAATGCTCGTACACCGGCTGGCAGAAGTGCTGGCCGAGGAAGTCGCGGCAACCGCGCACGAACTGCCACGCCTCCATCACCGCCGCACGGGCGGCGGTGTAACTGGCGGTAAAGTGCTTGATCAGCACCTCGTACGGCAGTTCCAGGGCCATGCCGATCTGGCGCAGCATCGCCAACACGAACGGATCGAACGCCATGTTCGGGCGCCCCGGTGACGCGGTATCGATGGACGCGCCGTCGTCCAGCTCGGCGACGATGCCCCCGCTGAGCGAGCCGTCCCAACCGCCCTGCTCCCGACCCGCCGGCTTATCCCCACCGGTGGGTGTATTGCCTGTTGCTGCAGAGGCCAGTGGACTCAGACTGCCGCCCGTCCCCGGTTTGATAAACACGGCAAAGAAGGCAGACACCACCGCTGCTTCCAGCTCAGCATCGGTGTAGCGATCCAGCTGCTTAAGCTTTTCGATCACTGGCGCCAGGTACGGCACACCCCGAGGCTGGCCGACACGGCGACGACGGTACACATGCAACAGCACCCGGCCGCCGCGTTCGTTGAAGAACGGGCGTTCATCCCAGACGCGCTCTTTCACACCCAGCGCGCCTGGGTGGCTGCGCAGGATGTGGGCCTTGATCGGCGCGCCATCGGCGTCACGCTCAATGCCAGCGGTGAGGGCTTCCGTGTCCGATTTGCCGGAGGGATTGCACACCCGGTCGGCTTCAATTAACTGGATGCACGCCGAGTAGTGATGGCCTGGACGTTGCTTGTGGGTCAGTAGCGGGAACACATCGCCGCTGCTGAGCACCGAGCGCCAGGTCAGATCCTGCAGGCCGTAAAAGTTCTGCTCGCGGGTGATGTCACAGGAGGTGGTTTCCGCCCAGGACTTGAACAGCGATTCCGTTTTGCGCTGCCACTCCCTGGCCTGCTCTTCGTCCCAGCCCAGAATCTGCCGATTGACCACCGACTTGAGTGCTAAGCCGGTACCGACGGTTTTGGTCGTCACCGTGTTGATCGCACCGCCGCCGATGGGGTTGTTACGCTCAAGGTCCCGACAGCGTTCGCGAAGCGTGGGCAAATCGGGCAGCAGGTCAGCCGCTGCACTGCCCGCCGTTGGGTTCCAGGCGCTCAAGGAACGCTTGGACTTGGACGCGCCGCCATAACCGCCCAGCGCGGTCATGGTCAACCGGGCGTGCATGCGCTTGGCGCCGCGTTCGGGGCTCAACCAGGTGATGGCCTTGTCCAGCAGGGTTGATTCTGGCGCTTTCGGCGCGCGGCTCATCGCGGCGTGATCCCGCGCAGGACAATCCCCCGAGGGCGGCCGCTTTCAAGGCGATCCACTTGCTTTTGCCAGTAGTCGATGGTCTTGGTGATTTCCGCAAGATCAGCGTATTCCAGTTGCCGAGTGCCGATACGGTAGCTCTGCTTCTGGCTGACCTTCATGCTCGCATCGAGCCAGGCCTGAAGCTGGCCCTGCGCTTGTTCCAGGGTGATGGCCATTAATTAATTCCTGCGTTGGGAGAGCACGCGCATTGCACTGCGGCGCCCAGAAACAACTCTCCCGCCAGTTGGCGGGAGTTCGGGTGGTTCAACTGGAGATGTCGGTACCGGGCCGGCCATCTCCCTTTCAGGATCGGGCTCCGTTTCGGGCACAACCGGATCGGGTGGATCAAACAACGCGCCCTGTCGGATCTGCGCATCGAGCGCCGCCCAATCCTGTTCCTGCAGCAAGTGAGTTTTCAGCGAGCGGGCCGCATGCAGCGCGTAGGTTTCGCAGTCCGTGCCTTCGTTCGCTTCGCCGGCCTTTTTCTGCCAGACCTTGCGGTAATGGTGTCGTCGACTGGGCGCCTTCACTTCGGCGGTGATCTGCCGGAAGTAATCCGGGCGCACCGTCTTGTAAAAATGCATGCGCCCAGGACCGTCACCGGTCAATGGCAGACGCCCCTCAATCCACAGATCCTTGGCCCGCGAGGTGCCGACGATGTAAGGGCGCAGGCCGTACTTGGAGGCCTTTTGCTCTTTGTCGGTGTCCACGCCCTGGCGAGGCGCGCTGAAGATCTCGCGGCGTTCGTCGTCGCGGGTATTGCCGCGCTCGCTCGCACCCTTGATCGCCATCACGCCACTGCGCTGATGCTTGCGGCAAAACGCGTACGCCGCGTCCTGGGTGATGGTGCCGTCCGAGGTATCCAGCGACGTCGCCAACACCTTCAGCTTGGCGCCGCAGGCGTGAGGAATCGCCGCAAACAGCAGCTTTTCCAGGTCGAGCCAGACACCCTGGTCGGGTAGCACGACTTCGCCGAAGATCTCACCCCAGTAAACCAGCCAGGATTCCTCACCCCGGCCCCAAGCGCGCATCACCACCGCCAACCGGTCGTGCTGCACGTCGACGCCGGCAGTGACCACCACCCCGCCCATGGGCACAAACATCTCCGGGTAGTCCTCTGCCCGCTCAGACAGCTTGTCGGCTTCGGGCAGATCAGATTTGTACTCGTAGGCGCGGCCCTGTTTCTGATTAACGAACTTGATCAGCAACGACAGGTTGCCCATGGATGCCTGGTGCTCGGCGTTGAGCTTCTCCCGCACGATGTCGGCCAGGCTGGTACCGGGCAGGCAGGCGTAAAGTTCGTTCAGCTCAATGAATCCAGCTCGCCCGGCAAAAGGCTTGGTCGGCACCCAACCGCAATAGGGGTCACCGGCTTCTACCGCGTTGAACACCGTGTTGCGGATGTTCTCTTTGCGCTGGTAGTCGTCCCAGATATCCCCGCAGTGCGGACAGGCGTAGCCGGCTGTCTCTGGATCTGCCCGGCCGTAGATCTCGTGCGGCTGGCCCTCTTCGTGAATGTCGAGCCACTTGATGTGGGCAAAATCCAACACATGGGATTGGCCGCAGGTGTGGCAGATGACTGGCAGCACCCGGCAGTCGGTCTGGGCCAGGCGCGCCTCGGTCTTACTCGCGCCCTTGATGGCCGGCGTACCGCCCACCAACATCTTGGAGCCGGGATACCGTTTGCCGCGCTCCTCCAACAGGGCGATGGCATCACCCTGCCCTTTCACGTCGTCGCTGGTGTCGTCCGGCTCTTCCACCACCGATAACCCCACCGAAGAGGTGGACTTGACGTTGCCGGGAGAGTTGGACGCCACCAGCTTGAGAAACCCGCCTGGAAAGGTCTTATGGTCCCAGCGATTGCCAGAGGTGCGGCTGACATCGACCGGCATCAGCTTCGCCACCTCGGTGTTCGCCGTGACGCCGAACTTGAGCTTTTCGTCGTGGAAGTTCTTGCCGTCCTTTTCCTTGGCAAACAGGATCATGATCGGGCGCGGCAGGTTATGGATGAACTTGAACAGGTAGCCGATCAGGAACCAGGTCCAGCCGATCTGTGCCGCCTTCATCAGGTCGACTTCGCTGACCCGTGGATCATCCAGGGCAGCGGCAACGCCGAGAAAGTAAGGCGTGTACTGGAAGTCGTAGAGCCCGTGCAACACACCGCTCTCGGCGGGCAGGTAAAACTCGGTGCTCAGGTAATGCGCCGTTGGGATGTCACGGGGCGGGTTGAACTTCCCTGCTGCTGCCGACAAGCTCCGCGCCAAGTTTTCGCGCGTAGCCTGCAATTCGCTCGGTTGTAGGTCCAGCAACTTTGGCCACCACTGTTCGATCTACCGTGAGTTTCTGCACGTTCTCGATTTCCTGAAGAATTCGCTCAAGGCCGCCCAGGTATTCCCGGTTTGCGAAGCTGGCCCAGTCCGACAACACCCGCTCAGCATCGCTGACGGGGATCAATGAACGCAGTTTTTCGTGATACGCCAACCGCCCGTTCGCCGACTTCTGCTGCAGGTCATCGATCCGCGCTCTGTTGAGCTGTTCAAGCTGACTGCCCCCGCGCCCAGCGGCTTTTCCGCGCAGGTCGCGAATGTAGGCGGTGCGGATTTCGTCCAGGCCCGCCGCCTGCCAGTCCAGGTCTAATCCCTTGAGCACGTCGCGGGCATTTCGCTCGCTCATGTCCAGGTGTTCGGCGATTTCACGTTGGGTTGGCATGGTCTGGTCCGGTGGCTGACATGGAAGCGGAACCCCCTATGTCGGGTTGAATCTGTGAAAAAGTCGGGGTTCGAATTACCCCGATGGCCCCGGTCGCTGGAAGGACCCATTGATTTCGGGGCACCTGTCGCCCTGTCAAGCAAAAAACCCGACAAATCATTGAAAAACATCCAGTTTTTGATGAAAAACCACAGAAAATGACGAAAGGTCAGCCCCTTTCCATCTCTCGTGCCAGGGCACGCCGGAACAGCGGCTCGAACTCGGCCTGTGCCACCCGATTGGCGATGCCGTAGAAGTCAAAGCGTCGCCGATACGTCGGGCGCTTGACGAAGATCAGGATGGGCCGTGCGCCGCTGCCGATCCGTTGCCAGATGCCCAGCGGGCCGGTGCCGTTGCCCGGTCGACCCACGAAGTAGTCCGGCGCGTTACGATTGCGGCGTCGACTGCGCTTCGTGCGGTTAGCCATGAAGCCCGACACCCGCTCTGCTGCACCGAGGGCGGACAGGATCTGCACGATCTGGCCGCGACTGATGTTGCCGTTGCCATCCATTCGGGCGCGCCGACCTGGTACCGCATACATGTCAGCTGGCATCAGGCCGTAGTGGATCAAGGCCTTCTCGAATCGCTTGTGCGGGCGGTTGCCGCCGTCGATGTGCACCGGCAAGTACTTGGAGGCAGGCACACCCGAGCTGGCCTCATCCTTGACCCACACCCGAGCGAACAGCCGGTTGGCCGTGGCACTGCGCTTGAAGATCGAGTTGAGTGTCCAACGCGTGGGGCGATCAAACACCCGTGCCATTTCCGCTTTCTCGGCGGCCTGGACACGCTCAGCGGTGAAGGTCAGTGCCTTGGCGGCTGCCGTGGGCACCTTCGACCGGGTGAGGCTGCGCATCTCTTTGACGATCTGATCAATGTTGTCGCGCATCTCAAGCCGCATCATGAGCGTTTCCCCTGGTTGACTACGGGCCTGCTTCGCCCTTGCCCGCTGCTGACTCGCTCAGCCCCAGCCGCTTGGCCGTCCAGCGTTCGTACAGCCCGATGGCAACGTCTGCCCCCGCCATCGCTGTCAGGCATCCCAGGGCGCCCGACGTCCAGATCGACATGCCCGCCGCGTACAGCAACATGATCGCCGTCACCCCGCACGCCACGCAGGCGCCCGACCGGAGGGCCAACCGCCGGATCAACGACCAGCCCCGCGCGCCCTCCTTGTCTGCCCGCCACATCTCGCCGGACACGCCACCAACCAGGGCCAGAACAATCAATAACCAGATAGGCATCTCTGCCAGTGCTTGCTGTTCGTTCGTCATTGCCCTACCCCATAAACGCAAAAACCCGGCGCGATGGCCGGGTTTAGTGTGGTGGTGCGTGCCGCTCTATGCGGTCGCACCTATCGAAGATGAGTACTTTTTACAGGTGGATTTTACTGGCAGCAAGCCTGTTTTAATGCCACCCGGTGAATGTCTGGTGAATGCCTAGGCAATGTCGGCGAATATCTTTATTTCGGATTCCGGCGCCCCCGGCGCTGTCCTACCTGTCCCACTATTCAGAATCGAAGTAGGACAGCTACAGGCGCCTAAATTCGGGGCGCTGACCTACTGTCCTGCCTTATTTACTTTTCTCTTGTGTATAGAGAGAAAGTTAAAAGCACGCGTGCGCGCCATGGGCGCGAATACGTGCCCGCTATGCTCATGTGTGCGTTGGGCGGTCAGAGGTTGGACTGTAGGACAGCCCAACAACGGCGCGGCCTGCGCCTGTCCGACTACGTTAAACGGAAGTCGGACAAGGCCGGACAGTAGGACAGTGGTGCACGGAGTGATGCCGAGGGTCATGCAGCTTTCCCCATCAACATGCCCTGAATGAATTCATGGGCTTCGTGCAGCCGCATGTAATAAGTCCGCGAGCTGCACGCGCAGTGCACCATCTTCTGCGAAAGGAAGCTGTCATGGTTGCAGTAGTGCTCGAGCACGACCAGAGAGAGCCGAGGCGGCAAGTGCTTGTGAACGATCAGTTGGATATCCGCCGACTCATCCAGCAGCACCCGACTACCGCGTGTCCCACGGATCAGTTCGCCCTTGCACTCCATCAACATGGCGATCATGTTGCCGCCAGTCGATCCTCCGCAATTGATCGTCGTTGACTCATGCAGGTCCTGCGCCCAGAGCTTGAGCATTTCATCGATCCGTTTAATCAAAGCAAGGCTCCTCTACCGGCGAGACCTGAAGCGCAGATGCCCGCCCCCAGGCCGCTGGTTTCTGATAGGCCCACTGCCGCACACCGCTCTTTACCAGAGCCGGCATACGCTTCTTGCGCCACCCAAGGCGGTGCATGATCGCCCCGACCCGCATCTGCTCGGGCTTGCCCCAGTGGCCATAGTCCAGCTTAAGGGCGCTGGTCAATATCTCGTTACCGGTGGCGGTTTCGCCGATCTGCGATTCCTCCAACCAATTCAGGATTGGCCCTTCCCATTCGTCGACCACAAAGCGTTCGTCCTGGGCCTCAGCGAACATCCAGGCTTCGTCTTTGGTCACCCACCAGATGTCGCCAGCCTCAAAACAGAACAGCGCCTCGGCCCACAGTTGATCGCGGATCTCGCGCAGCGTGTCCAAGTCGACCTTATTGCAGAACACCGGCCAATAACGACGGTTGCCCGTGGCGTCCTTGAGGTATTCCTCTTGGTTGGTGGTGCCCACGAAAACACACTGGCGTGGCACGTCATTTGTTCTGCGGCCGTAGCTCTCGCGGTAGGTGTCGGTGGACGCCGAGAAAAACTGCTTGGCCTTGGTGCTTTCGGCCTTGTTGAAGCTGTCCAGCTCACCCAGTTCGATGATCCACTTGCCGCGAATCGACTGGAAGCTGTCCTTGTCGCCGAGGGCAAAGGGCGTGTCCATAAACCAATCGCCGCCGAGAATGCCCATAGCGGTGGACTTACCTTCACCTTGCCCGCCTTCGAGGATCATCACCGAGTCGGCTTTGCAGCCTGGACGCATCACTCGAGCCACCGCCGAGATCGGCCAGCGCTTACCGACCTTGGCCGAGTAGTCCGTGGCCTGAACGCCCAGCACATCGGTCAGCCAGGTTTCTAGCCGAGGGACGCGGTCCCATTCCAACTTCTCCAGGTACTCGCGTACTGGGTGAAAGGAATGGTCGTGGGCAACCACACTGACCGCTTCGATCACATGGGATGCCTTGACCCGCAGGTTGTACTGCTGGGCAAGCCATTTCATCACCCGCATGTCATCGATGTCGGCCCAGTCGCCGGCGCCGCCACCGAACGGCGCGGACCGTAGTTTGACGATCTTGGAGCTAAACACGCTGTAGCCGATGACGCCGGCCCAGCGCTCGTCATTGCCCAGGATCAGCTCAACGTTTTGCATGTGGGCGATCAACGAGCCGTTTTCAGTTCGGGCCAGTTGGTCTTTCCAGCCACCAGCTGCAGGAGGCTTGACCACCGCCAGCACCTGGCGGCGGACGGCCTCCAATCCCTCGGCCACATGCAGGTCATTGAAGTCGGTCCACTTGATCTCACGCTCGCCGGAGAAAACGGGCGCGACCACCTGGCCGCCGACGATGAGCGCGGCGTTGCTGGCTTTTTCTTCGCCTGGGTTCCAGGGGTCGCCGTTGGGGCGTTTGGTTTTCCAGTCATCGTCGCGGCAGATGATCAGCGGGCAACCGGGAAAGCGCTCACGCATGGCCTTGGAGACCGGCAGTAGATTGCCCGCGTCAAACGCAATCGCGACGGTGAGTGAAGTTGCCATGTGCAGGCTTGCGCCGGTGGCATATCCCTCACACACCAGCACCGGCTCGCCCGGCTCAGGGTGCGGCCCGATCAAATGGAAGGCGCCCTCTTTGGACATGCCGTAGGGCCAGTAGGCTTTGTCGCGGCCAGTGTCTTCTTGCTTCGCTGGGAAAATCACCTGCAGGCCAACGATCTGATCCCGCACGTTGCACATAGGCACCAAAAATGCGCCCGTACGTGGCGCATAGCGAACCTTGAAGCCGACGATTTGCTTTCGATCCAAGTAGGCGCTTTTACCCTTTTCGGGCATGCGCTTGAACAGCCCTGTCGCACGGTTTGCCGCTCGCCTTGAGGCGTTGGCCGCGACCTCTGCGGCCTTGCGCTTGGCGTCCTCCTGCCGAGCGCGCATGACTTCACGCTCTTCGGGGCTCATGCGCCCAGCCTTGACCTTGATCTTCTGCGACTCGCCTGAACGCCAGTCACCGAAGCTGCCGAATATCAGGATTTCGTTTTTCTCGGTACGGTGCTCATGCACCACGTACCAGCCGTTTTTCTCTTTGCCCTTGTCCTGGGCAGTTTTGCAACGAGTCAGCTTGCCAAACACCAGCGGTTGATCCGGCTCCAGGCCATAATCCGAAAACTGATTGAGTACCTCATCGAGCATGGCGGGCATTCCTGGCTTCGTCGATGGATTGGCAGGTCACGCACTGCGTGCAACCAGGAATCGCAACGCGGCGCGCCGATGGGATCGGCGTATCGCAGCCCTCACAGAACATAAAGGAATGCGCAGGCATGGCAGATTTGTTCGCATTGCGTGCAGCAAGGGCCTGATCCATACGCTCTTGCACCAGGTCGTTGGCAAAATCGATAACGTCAGCCACGGTCAGTACCCCGCGTAGTCTGGTTGACGTATTTCGCGCGGTTGAACATCCCCAGCAGCCCCTGAATGCCGCGAAACACCTGCAGGCGTATTTCGGCCAATTCCTGGTCATTGACTACACCGTCGCCAATACTCTTGGCCCAGATATCAGCCAAGTCAGCTACCTGTCGGAAATATGCGGCAATGCCGGTGGTCAACGTCTCAGGCATATCGCTGGTGTACGTCTCGGCCAGCTCCTGCCAGGTAGTGTCGCCAACAAGCGCATGCACCGCATCAAGAATGCGCCGATCCTTGGTCAGTTCCAGGATCTCGCCGAACTCCTGAACGTTGACGGTGTGCGAGGGATGGGTGGGAGATAACTTGTGTTGCAGCGTGGTGGCATTGCGGCCGGTGGTGGCGGCGATTGCAGCGGCACCGCCGGGATAATCCCGTGCGGCATGATACAGCGCCAATTCGAGCGTCAGGACTTCCCGTTGTGCTCGATCAACGCAACTCAGAGCGATTCGGCTCATGGCATTAATCCTTATATGTTGCCAGTGCCGCGCGGCTTGCAGTGGTGTTACATTTGCCGCGTGGCTTGCGAAGGTCACACGCCGGATAAAACCGGCACCGTGCCGAGGCGAACAATCCGTTGTTCACCTCTGGCGCTACAGCTGCCTAATCTGTGGTGGAAGAGGCAGCAACCCAAGGCATCCGTGCCTTGATACGCGATGAAGACCGACGGTTGCATGTGGTGTGCCCGTCAACCTTAATCGCGGCCCGGCTCCGCTGTGGTGGCGCGTGTCGGGGGAAACTGGGCGGCCCTTGGGTCGCCTTTTTTCTACGTCTTATGCAGCGACGGCTTGAAACAGAGGCACAGGGAAAAGATCAGGCAGATCCGGGCGCAACTCATGCGGCATCACTTTGCCACCCGAAGCACGAGCAACAGCATGTACTCGCTCTGTAGGAACGCGTCCCGACTTGAGCCACTTCCAAACATGAGGCTGCTTCACTCCACAACGACGAGCGAGTTCAGACTGGTTACCATCGCAGGCTTCAAGAGCCCGCAACAATGCAGCAGAGGCGGCAAGTGTGACCTCGGCAGACGAGCTGCTTGGATCAGGGTGATTCAATGTCATGGTCAGGTCTCAACATGAATAACTGAGGCGCAAATTATAACCTTACGATTAATTTGTCAACAACCTTAGCTGTTGGACTTTCTATAACCATGGTAATAACCTTTAACCCATGAATTATTTAGACAAATCACAGCTCCCCACCCTTGCTGATCGCCTGAATTACGCAATGTCAGAACGCGATATTAAGCAGGAGCCCCTTGCTGTGGCCGCAGGGTGCACACAGGCAAGCATTCAGAAGCTCAGCTCAGGGAAGTCCATGAAAAGCCGCTTCCTACCGGCTATTGCGCGAGCCCTTCAGGTTGATATCGACTGGCTCGACACGGGCGAGGTACCTGGCACCCAACTCGAAAGCGACACTATCTATAAGCTACGCCCAAAAGACGGCACCCCCTTTGTACTGGGAGAACTCTCGCCTTGGGACGACTTGACTCCTATGGATGAAGACGAGGTCGCATTGCCGCTCTATAAGGAAGTTGAGATAGCTTCAGGCCTGGGAAGATCCTCAGTTCAGATCGACGATGGTCGCAAAGTTCGGTTCTCTAGCTATACGCTTAGGAAAGCGGGAATAGACCCTTCAAACGCAGCTTGCGCGACCAATATTGGAAACTCTAACCACCCCCTGATTCTCGATCGAGCCACGCTAGGCATTGATAAAGGGATGACGAAAATAATTGATGGGCAAGTCTACGCACTTGATCACGACGGGCTCTTGCGGATTAAGTTTCTATACCGTATCCCCGGAGGACTTCGCCTCCGGAGCTTCAACCGAGATGAATATGCGGACGAAGACTATTCCTTCGAGCAGGTGATGGAGGATCGCATCCAAATCATCGGCCGCGTTTTTTGGTGGTCCACCCTTAACCCGATAAACACATTACTTATTAGCTAAAATTAATCGCAAGGTTATTGCCAAAGATTAAAACCTAAGTTATTTTCGCCTCACTCTCCCACCACAGAGCGAGGCAACACCATGCACACCACAGCAACCGTGCACGTCCATCCGGCATGTGCAACTAACCGCAAGCGCATCGAGCAACTGGAGGCTACCTCCGGCTGTCTCGTGATCATCCATCACGGCAAACCCCGCCTAGTACCGCAGCGCGCTGCCCCTGCCCCCTTCGATCCGAACGACGGAGGCCGGGCAGCATGAGCAAGTTCAAGATCGACAACCGCACCCTGTCTCTGCTCAGCGCCCAGGTCAATCTGAGCGATACCTTCAACCATACACTCAGGTCGGCGCCACAACGCATAGCACTGCCTTTCCAGCTGAAAGTTGAGCGCAATGAGGTAGATAGCACCTTCACCATTGACTTGGGCAATGAGCACCACACACTGACCCTAGCCAACGACAAGAAAACCCACCTGAAGCTGGCTGATTTCATTCAGGAGATCGCCAATGGGCCAATCGACCCATCGGCCGACCCTCTCCATCAACTGCACGCCGAACGCCAATACGGTGTTTTCAGCTCCTACCAGCGGGAACAGGTTTTCGACCTGGTCCGCACTGGTGGCTCCCTCGATCTGGATCTCGGCTTTGAATTACCTATCCGTCTAGCCGTGCATCGCACGCGGACACGCGCAGGCATCACCGTAGTGATGAGCATTGGCGTGAAAAGCCCTCGCACCAAGTGCTTTTCCGTGTCCGGCAGCAACGAACAGATGTACGAAAACGTACGCGAATCCATCACTCACCTGGCTGCGCTGGCGACTCCCGCCGCGCATGCAGCCTAGGAGGCCCAGATGGAACGGAACCTGGAAAAAACCGCCAAGTATTTCGGCCTCACGCGAACTCAGCTGATCGCGCTCATGCGTGAGAAAGGCCTGCTTAACGACCAACGTCTGCCGGCATTCCCTGTCCGTGATCGTGAATACCTCCGCGTCAAGGAAAGTAACTGGTATCACGAGACTTTCGGTATGCAATACAGCCAATCAACCAAGGTCCGGCAGGCCGGTATGCGCTGGCTTGCCGAACAATTGGGCCTCGAAATGCCAGCTATTCCGGCAGACAAGCGTGACGTGGCCTAGGGAGTACGCCCGCCAGATCGTCGCAATGCGCACACGCGAGGAACGCAACGCCGCGCTCCTCGAAGTGCCGGAACATCTGCGGGAGCTGACCAAGCGTCATTGCCTGAATGCCTGGAATCATCCCAAAAGGAAGATAAACGATGGACCAAAAACTGACTGATCAACACCTCATCGATCTGCTGCGCATACCTGCAGAACAACGGACCCAGACAAAAATTGCCGAAGTCATCAACCAGCTCAGCACCGCCGCCCAAATCGAGGCGGCGCCGCTGATTCTGGCTCACCAGGAGCACAGCAAGCTGGCGGCCATTGTCGAGTTCCTGGCTGTGGAGCTAGATATTGAGAGACACAACACCGTGCTCGACATCCGCGAAGGTCAGGCGTACTCGCTTAGCGTAATTATGAATGGCAATTCTGACGGCCTGTACTTGATGGGATTTGGCAAGACCGCAGAAGATGCACTTAAGGATCTTCACCCAGTAAAAGCGAACAAGGACGCCGCATGAAGGACGTTAGCCAAAGCCATCTGCGCCTGGTGCCTGCACCAGACCCGGCAACCGTCGAACTGCTCTACCGTATCTTCGGCGATGTGATGATCCCTCTGGAAAAGGTGCGCGAGCGCTACTTTCGCAACCTCAACAAAGAGTCGTTTGCCGCTGAGATAGCCACCGGACGCATACAACTTCCCGTCACAACACTGGACAGCAGCCGGAAGGCCCCGAAATACGCCCACGTAAAGCACGTCGCAGCATTGATCGATATCCGCGCCTACAAGGCGGACGAAGAAATGCTCCGGCCAGACGCCGATGAAATGGAGGGCTGACATGTCATCAGCCACCCATTGCAGGCACTGCCGTACACAACTTTCAACCGAAGAAACACCTAGCCGGCTGTGCGATGAGTGTTGTTACTTCGCCGCCGATTACTACCGCTATGACCAACTCCGCGAGGAAGGCTACATGCCGTACCAGGCCAAGCTGATGTGTGGCTTGGCTGACCCACAAGATCCAGATGACGAATAAACACCCAAACCCCGCTGCCACCACCAGCATTGAATCGACTAGGAGCACACCACATGACTGCAACTGAAATCGGCGCACTGATCAGCATCGTAATCACACTCGCCATTATCTATTTGGTCGGTTACCGGCCCGGACTGATTAATAGCTGGAGCAAAGGCTACGACGACGGCCATGCCAAGGGCTACATCGAGGGTATTGAGGAGGGTGAATCGCTGGGAGCTACTGCTCTCGAAAAGACCACACGACGATGCGAGCGCCTGGAACTAATTTTGATCCGGGAACCTCAAGACCGCCAAATTCTTCTGGATATCGCCGGAAAGCTCAAACTCGCCGCCGATACTTTCCACTCATTGAAATCCGAAGGCCACGCAACTCAAGCGCTTGTCCTGCGAGACCACGCATTGCGCATGGCTGCGGAGCGGGACTCTCTATCTCGGGAGGACGCAGCATGAGCCGCGCGATCCCAATGTTGCGCCTTACACCCCAAGCTGCAGGAACGCTCCAGCAACAGCACACCAAAGCGACCCATGATCTGCGAGCACTGACCCGCCACACCAAGGAATTCGACCGACAGTTAAAAGCACTCATCGGCAACGACGCCGTGCGCCAACTGCACAAGAAAACCGAAAACGCTCTGTTGCTGGCCGATCTCGTGAAGGAGGCCGCATGAACTACATCCTCACACACACCGGAAAGCGCTTTGACCTGTTCGAGCCCGACGCCGACATGATCGATCCACGGGACATCTCACACTCACTGGCCCATCTCTGCCGCTTCAATGGCCACACCCGCGAGTTCTACAGCGTGGCTCAACACAGCTGCATCGTCGCCGAGCTGGTGCCGGAAGAACACAAGCTCGCCGCCTTGCTCCATGACGCGACCGAGGCGTACCTGGGCGACATGACCAAGCCACTGAAGCAGTGGATACATGCCTATCAGGACTTCGAGGACTGGATCTGGCAGCGCGTTTGCGAGCGGTTCGACATCGCGACAGACCTCCCACCGTGCGTAAACCAGGCCGACTTGATTGCGCTGGCTACCGAGCGCCGGGACCTCATGCCATCCGATCCGGCTATCTGGGATTGCTTGGTCGGCATTGAGCCCATGGCTGAAACCATTCGACCATGGCCTGCCGCAGAAGCCCGACTCACCTACCATCAGCGCCTGATGGACCAACTCGGTGTCGAACACCGGAGGAAAGCGGCATGAAGAACGACCAGAATAACACCAGCCCCCTGCCCGCTTTGCTTCGCACTGTCGATGGTGTCGACACGCCAGAAACAAACAGTCTCTGCTGCGTAGCAGCAAGCATTATTGCCTCTTCCAGCGTCACTGCCGATGCTTCTATACCCCACGAAAAGCTGCGCGGGGCAGTGCTCGTTGATGCAACGCTGAACGCTCAGGAACGCCCGCTCGCGCAGCTTGTCGTCGGGTATACGCACGTTTCGAAGTGTGTGGATTCCCCACCACAAGCAGAACCTGGCCGACGATACTGGTCCCCTGACCTGCCGCATGAAAATGACGCCGCCATCAAGGCCATCCAGACGCAACCATCGCCAGATTGCGCAGGCACTACCCACCTGCGCTTGAGTAGATCCAAGCGCACCAGCAAGACCGAAAGCGAAGTTTTCAAACCCACCCCGATCACTAGCGCAGTCCATACCCAGTTCGGACTCAACCTGGTAGGCGGCATTCGCGTTGATCTTTTCGCCGGAGGCGGTGGCGCAACCATGGGCCAGGAGATGGCAACCGGCATGCCGGTAGATGTCGCGATCAACCACGATCCCGATGCCATCAGCATGCACAAGCGCAATCACCCGAGCGCCGAACACTACATCACCGATGTCTATGAGGTTTCCCCACACAAGGCCACCCGGGGCCGGCCGGTGCTGCACTTGCATGCCAGCCCCGAATGCACCCACCACAGCCTCGCAGCCGGCGGCCAGCCGCGCAGTACCACCAGCCGCTCGCTGTCCTGGGTGGTCATCAAATGGGCTGGCCAGGTACGCCCGCAGATGATCACCATGGAGAACGTGATGCAGGTGCTCCAGTGGGGACCGCTAATCGCCAAGCGCTGCCCGACAACAGGCCGGGTCATATGCCGCGACCTGCGTGTTGCAGATGTCGGAGAACGGGTGCCGGTGCAAGACCAGTACCTGGTACCCGATCCGAAACGCAAAGGCCAAACCTGGCGCCGGTTCGAATCGATTCTGCGTGGCATGGGCTATGACCTGCGTCACGGCAAGCTTAAAGCCAGTGACTTCGGTGCCGGCACATTGCGCGAACGTCTTTACCTGGTGGCCCGCTGCGACGGCAAGCCACTTCAATGGCCAGAGCCTACCCACACCAAAGCTCCGACAAAGGGACTAAAGCCGCAGCTCATCGCAGCCAGTAGCATTGATTGGTCTATCCCCTGCCCCAGCATCTTTCTCGACAAGGAAGAAGGCCGCGCCGCAGGTGTGCGCCGCCCGCTGGTCAACAAGACCATGGAGCGTCTGCGCAAGGGCGCCAAGCGCTATGTGATCGATCACGCAGACCCGTTCATCGTCAGCGTAAATCACTCGGGCAGCGACGACTCACGCGTTCACTCAGTCGACCTCCCTACGAAAACCATCACCGGCTCCCATGGGTTCGCGCTGGTGACCCCAACGCTTGCCCCCTTCATCACCGAGCATGCCAACGGCAGTAGCCAGCGCAACATGCCCGGCAACTCGCCGCTGCGCGCCATCTGCGCAAATGTCAAAGGTGGCCACTTCGCGTTGACCGTCGCCTACCTTGCTCAACACAACGGCGGCTACAACATCACGCCCGGGCACCACCCGAGCGAGCCCCTGACAGCGATCACCACAAGCGGCAGCCAGCAGAACGTGGTCACCGCCCACCTATGCACGCTCCGCAAAAACTGCATTGGCCAACCTATGGATGGCCTGGTGCCGACCATCACCGCCGGCGCCGAGCACCACGCCCTGGTCGAGTACACCCTAGCGCCGGAATACCAGGAGGGTGCAATGCGCGTCGCAGCGTTCCTGATGGGTTATTACGGCACCGATAACATCTACGACCTGCGCGACCCAACAGCAACCATCACAACCCGGGATCGCCTGGCGCTTGTAACCGTCACGATCAAGGGCACCCCTTATGTGATCGTCGATATCGGCATGCGCATGCTCACCCCGCGCGAGCTGTATCGCGCCCAAGGTTTCCCAGACAACTACGTCATCGACGTGGGGCACGATGGCCGAAAGTTCACCAAGCGCGCCCAGGTGCGGATGGTGGGTAACTCCGTCTCCCCTCAACCCATGGCCGCGCTGATTCGGGCAAACATGAGCGAGACCATCACTGAACAGCTGGAGGCAGCATGATGGAATTCCAAAGCGAAACTCTGGCCGACGAAGAGCTGGCTACCATCACCGGCTATCAGATCCCGTCAAAGCAAATCCAGTGGTTGACCGAGAACCACTGGGAGTTTGTTCTGACTGGTGCCCGCCGCCCGGTCGTAGGCCGGGTGTATGCCCGGATGAAACTGGCCGGCGTTAAACCTTCCGCAGTCAATGCAGTTGCTGAAACGTGGTCACTCAACCTTGCGAACGTGAGTTGATCGATGCGCCGGAAAAATTCAGCCAACCTGGATCTACCCCCGCGGATGCTCCGTCGCACCGCCACGCTTAAGAGCGGTAAAATCTGGACGGGGTACTACTACAACGGCAGGGACGCCGACGGCAAACGCAAGGAGACTCCCTTGGGCGGCGATCTCGATCAGGCAAAAGTCGAATGGGCAAGGCTAGAACGCAAAGCACCACCAAAACCCAGCCACCTGCTGGGTGCGCTATTCGACAGGTATGTCAAAGAGATCATCCCGAAGAAGGGGCTACGCACCCAGTCAGACAATATGAAGGAACTGAAACAGCTTAGAAAAGCGTTTGAGCAAGCCCCCATTGACTCAATCACACCCCAGGTAATCGCGCAGTACCGGGATGCCAGGACCGCGAAGGTTCGGGCCAATCGGGAAATCGCACTGCTGTCGCACATGTTCACAATCGCGCGCGAGTGGGGTCTAACCAGCAACGCCAACCCTTGCTTCGGCGTACGACGTAATAAGGAAAAGCCCCGGGACTATTATGCCGGCGATACCGTATGGAATGCGGTGTATACCGAGGCCGCCCAAGAACTAAAGGACGCCATGGACCTGGCCTACCTGAGTGGTCAACGCCCCGCCGACGTGCTCAAGGTAGCCACCACCGATTTGAACAGTGGGTTCTTGGGAGTTACACAAGGCAAAACAGATAAGAAGCTTCGACTCCGATTGGAGGACGATGGGGTGCAATCCGGGCTCAGCGCTTTTATCGATGATCTCCTGGAACGCAGAGCGCTCAATGGCATTAAAACATCAAGGCTGATCACCAATGCCTCAGGCCTGCGGATGAGTCAGCAGATGCTGCGTAACCGCTGGGACGAAGCGCGGGAGAAGGCAGCAATAAAAGCCGGCACCGATGGAGACTCAGCCTTGGCCGTGCTGATTCGCCAGTTTCAGTTCAAAGACATCCGACCGAAAGCAGCCAGCGAAATAGATCTGACGCATGCCAGCCGCTTGCTGGGTCATTCCACCGAAGAGATGACCAAGAAGGTCTATCGGCGCGTGGGCGAGATTGTAAAACCCACGAAGTAAACCGAGCCTAACATTTGAAACAATCTACGCACGTGCCGAGCCCGCGCGGTAATTGTGCTAAGAATGGCTACCTTCAAAAAACAAGGAGCTGCAAATGAACCGTAGAAGACCACTTATATTGCGCGGGCAATTCGACCTCAACTCAACTGAGGCACAGACCGTTCATACAATGCGTGACTCTGGACGCAGCAGGGATGAAATCGTCGTCGCCTGGCAAAAACTCATGAAATCTACTCCGGAGTCCGCTGCAATTCAGGTGGATTACTATCTCGGCAATGTAGGCACTGAGGAAATTCTGAAACACATCTCCCCCAAAGAACCGCAGTCAATTGAGTTTCAGGAAAAGGTTTCCGAAGGTTACTTGCTAAAGGCGCATGGTGAGGGAGCGGAATTCGACATCCTGCTAATGACACCCTCGCTCCCCGAGGCAACTGTACAGACCTTGATAGCCAATCATCAGGATGACCTTTGCTGGATTGCCTATAAAAACTCACACGAATATCCCTACAATCCGCGACAACTGGAGTCAGGCGAAATAGCCACGCCGATAACGCTGGATGATGTAAAAACTCTAATTCCATAAGGCGATTCCAAACCTGAAAAACCGTTATAGAGATATCAAATCAGGGCGGGTTGCGGAAACGATTGTAAAAGTTGCGGAAACGATCTCAAATCGCAGGCAATAAAAAACCCCGTAGATCATTGATCTACGGGGCTTTAAGAGTGGAGGCCGAGGTCGGAATCGAACCGGCGTAGGCGGATTTGCAATCCGCTGCATAACCATTTTGCTACTCGGCCTCAAACGATCAATGCCTTACAGCCGACATTCACCGCATACAAACTTGAGTGGGCTATATGAAGCTTGCCTCTACTCTAACTCATTGAAAACATTGAAGTTTTTATTGCTTCAGTGCGTTCGATGGGCGCAATTATGTACTCATTTGCCGAAGCTGGCAACCCCTTGATTTCAAAAAATATTCTGTGCGGGGTGCGGCGGGCAGTATAGGCGCTTGTGGCGTTGCGAAGTGGATTCTTATCGACTTCTCTCGTGCCCCATCGACAGTCACATTGCCAGGCTAGCCTGGTCACCGCGCCAGCAAAATCCGCTCACTAACCTTTCGATCTGAATCAAGTGCGGGCACAATGCGTGTCCTTTTTTGGCTGGCCCTGCCCGAGGCTCTGAAAATGATCAAAACACCGTACTACCTCATTGATAAACAGAAGCTTCTGGTGAACATGCAGAAGATCGCCTACGTGCGCGAACAGTCCGGCGCCAAGGCCCTGCTGGCACTCAAGTGCTTCGCCACCTGGTCAGTGTTCGACCTGATGCAGGAATATATGGACGGCACCACCTCGTCGTCGCTGTACGAGCTCAAGCTGGGTCGCCAGAAGTTTGAAGGTGAAGCGCATGCCTACAGCGTGGCCTGGGCCGACGATGAGATCGAGGAGATGCTCGACAATTGCGACAAGATCATCTTCAACTCCATCAGCCAACTGCAACGCTTTGCCGAGCGCTCCGAAGGCAAGACGCGCGGCCTGCGGGTCAACCCGCAAGTGAGCAGTTCCGATTACCTGCTGGCCGACCCGGCGCGCCCGTTCAGCCGCCTGGGCGAATGGGACCCGGTGAAGATAGAAGGCGTGATCGATCAAATCTCCGGCTTCATGTTCCATAACAACTGTGAGAACGGCGACTTCAACCTGTTCGACCAGATGCTGAACACTATTGAAGAACGCTTCGGCGCGCTGCTGCACAAGGTCAATTGGGTCAGCCTCGGCGGCGGCATCCACTTTACCGGTGAAGGTTATGCCATCGACGCCTTCTGCCAGCGCCTCAAGGCGTTCTCGCAGAAGTACGACGTGCAGGTGTATTTGGAACCCGGCGAAGCGGCGATCACCAATAGCGCATCCCTGGAAGTCACCGTGCTCGACACCCTCTACAACGGCAAGAACCTCGCCGTAGTAGACAGCTCCATCGAAGCGCACCTGCTGGACCTGCTGATCTATCGCCTCAACGCCAAGCTGGCGCCAAGCGACGGTGAACACACCTACATGGTGTGCGGCAAGTCGTGCCTGGCCGGGGACATCTTCGGCGAATACCAATTTGATCAGCCGCTGACCATCGGCGATCGACTGTCGTTCATCGACACGGCAGGCTACACCATGGTCAAGAAAAACTGGTTCAACGGCCTGAAAATGCCGTCCATCGTAGTGAAACAACTCGACGGTACAGTCGAAGTTGTTCGTGAATTTGGTTACGACGACTACCTGTCCAGCCTTTCGTAA